AAGTTCTCTCAGTCGCTTAAGCGTGTCTTCACACATGTCATTCGCCCTTATGACTTAGGATAATCTGATTCTGGTAATTCAAAGTGAACCCAGTCGATAAACGAGTGATCCGTATGTTGACCATCGCCATCCCAGTCAGCACCCCAACGGATAGCAATTCCTAACTCGTCAGCAGCCATAAGCATACTTGTGCCAATCTCCTGATAGTTATGGTAGTCATCATCATGTGATACTGTATAGAATGACTCGGCCTTAGATGTATCCCATGAGATAGCTCCGTCTTTCCATAGCCACAAGTCAACTGCATGACTGTAGCCATTGACTACCAAGTGACGTGAGTTCATCGTCTTAGACTTCCCCTGCCTGACGTAGCGCCTTTGTGTGCCAAGGGAACGGACGCCACAGCCTACAAGGAAGTCCTCCTCTGTAATCTCAATAGCTCTCTTGACTACTTTAATGAGGTCAGGGTGAACACCTTTGAGAGTGTCCAGTGATCTTTGTGATAGATTAAATGTCATTAGTCTTACTCCGGTTTGTTGGGCCATGTGACTTCATTGGGGAACCCAGCTTGATCTGTGATGTCCCGTAGCGACTGTCTATAATCAACCCATGTAGCAGCATTAGCATCTGCATCAGCTAGTTGTGTCCAGTCAGTTGCTGACAGTAGGCTTGTGCGTAGCTTACGTGCTTCGTCAGCATCTAATGCGACAACATCCCAGCCACCTGTCCAGAAGCCGTTGACCTGCTGTGGGAAGCCCCATGATACAGCTTTGTAGCCTGTGTCAACTTGTGGTGCTGGTAGATTATCCACGCGGTATACACCATGAGGATTCATGATACTATCACTGGTACCTGTTGTGTGGTAGTCACCTCGGAACTGCTCCCGTGAATACGCTGAGGCAACCCCGTTAGTTACTTTGACTAGTTCAATCATTGGATAATATCCTCTACGCTTAGGTTAACAGTTGTTCCACTGTCAGTAGTTGTGAATGTGTATGTTACTCGGTCGCCTATAGCTGGTGTGCTTAGGGTTCCTACAATGGTTGGCAGTGTTAGGGAATTGGCGGGGGCTAACGAGTATTGAAATACTGTGTCGTTAGTTTGACCTACAATAAACATAGAAGTTCCGTTAGTGTTAAAAGCTAAAGCCTGTGGGATTGTCTCTTGTGCATTAACACTAAAGCTTTTGCTTGCATATGAAGCAGTAGAAACATCAAACCCAGATGATAAGGTGTACTGATATACAGTGTCGTTGGAGCTTCCAACAATAAACATAGACGTACCGTCAGTGTTAAATGCTAATCCATTTGGGGTTATTTCCTGTGAAGCAACACTAAAGCTTTTGCTTGCATATGAAGCAGTAGAAACATTAAAACCTGTGCTTAAGGTGTACTGGAATACTGCGTCGAGATTTGCCCCAACAATAAACATAGAAGTTCCGTTAGTGTTAAAGGCTATTCCCGTTGGGGCTGTGCTTTGCGAAGCAACACTAAAGCTTTTGCTTGCATATGAAGCTGTTGAAACATCAAACCCAGTTGATAAGGTGTACTGATATACACGGTCGCTAGATGTCCCCACTATGAACATAGAAGTTCCGTCAGTGTTAAAGGCTAGAGCTGTTGGCGCGATCTCCTGCGAACCAATGCCAAAATTCTTACTAGCATATGAAGCTGTTGAAACATCAAACCCAGTTGATAAGGTGTACTGATATACACGGTCGCCAGATGTCCCCACAGTAAACATAGAAGTTCCGTCAGTGTTAAAGGCTAGAGCTGTCGGCGCGATCTCCTGCGAAGCAACACTAAAGCTTTTGCTTGCATATGATGCATTAGCCAAATCAAAAGCACTAGCAGAGTCTACACCAGCCACATAGGAATACTGCCACTCAGCCTCCTCAGGTATACTAGTAAAACTAACAGTAGTATCTTGGGACAACACCCCTTGGTCAAAGAAATTGTATGTACCTACGTTTAACGAGGGGGTAGCCCCAGATACATCAACAGGCTTATGTGGTTTAGGTACGTTAGTTAGACCTGAGCCATCCCCTGTAGGAGACAGGAAATCAGAGGTTATAACTTTATCTGATAGTGTAGCCATTACTTATGTCCTCCTCTTGATGCTAAGGTCATTTGATGATACTCTCAGCGATTAGGTCTACGGTTGTACCACTGTCTTTTGTGACGAAGGTGTATGTCACACGGTCGCCTACCGTTGGGGCGCTGGGTGTGCCTACTATTGTGGGTAGGGTTAAGGAAAACGCTTCTAATTCTAGCTGGTATTGAAGTACGGCGTCAGGGGATGATCCTAAAAGATAAAGTCCGCCTGTCTCATAATTTATCTCTATATTAGTAGGACTCGATTGTTCTGACCCTACGTTGAAAGATTTACTTCCGTAACTTCCAGTGTTTAGATCGTAGGGGCTGCTGAGGTCATACTGAAAGATTGTATCGTGAACTTGGCCGCAAAGGAGTAATTTACTGCCGTCACTATTAAACGCAAACCCAAATCCTTGAGCTTCCTGTGATGAATAGGAAAGTGATTTAGATGTGTAACTTGCGGTTGTGATGTCCCACGCCGAACTCAACGTATACTGTTTAATTGTGTCTGCATCGTATTCTAGCAGGTACATAGCCAAGCCGTCAGGCTTAAACTTTATGCATAAAGATCGGCCAGATGAACCACTGTGGTTGTATTGACCAGTGTAACTTGCCGTATTTAGGTCATAAGGCGTACTCATAGTGTACTGTCGTACTCGTCCCGTGTCGCCGCAGATATAAAACTTTGTTCCGTCAGGCTTAACGGTCATCCCCCGCAGTTCACTTTCCGTGGATTCAAGATCAAGACTTACAGAGTCGTAACTCATAGTGTCTATGTCCCAACCCGTTGATAGCGAATACTGAAAAATTGTATTGTTGCCTGACCCAGAAACAAGACACCAAGTGCCGTCACTACTAAAACCTATACCAGAAGCATTAGATTCTTCGCTGCCAACATTATGATTTTTTGATGTGAACGTAGTTTTTGAAATGTCTAGGGGTGTAGCTACAACGCCCGCAGAAACATAAGAATACTGCCACTTAGCCTCTGTAGGAACACTTGCAAAACTGACCGTAGTGTTAGCAGTCAATGAACCCTGCTGAAAGAAGTTGTAGTCACCAACGTCCAGCGAAGGAGTAACACCTGATACATTAACAGGAGAGAAAGCCTTAGGTAGACCTGTAAGGCCAGAGCCATCCCCAGTAGTCGTTAGTACACCCGATGGTGAGACCTTATCTGATAGGTTAGCCATTACTATCGTCCTCCATTAATCTTCATTGCTTTGACAAACAGTTCATCCATTTGTTCGTCTGTGTAATCCAAAGCCCAACCAATTAGAGATATGTCTTGGCTAAGGCGGTTCCACGTAGGACTGTCATCAATAGTGACCTTGACAGAAAAAGGTGTCTCAGGTTCATCACGGTATGCGAGTACACTAGTCCAAGCATCCGAGCCTAATGCGATCTTACCTTGAAGGGATGTACAGGACATACGTGAGCGTTTGTCATTCAGTTGTTTTACTGGGTCTACTTCTTGGGCTAGATTGAAGGCTTCTACTTCAGTAGTCGTTAGCTTTACTTCGACGCCGTTTACATATTTGATCATTTGAGAACTCCGATCATGCGAATTGTTCCGCTTGCGATAGTACCTGATAGAAAGCTAAGTTGAACTCCGTTTACATTACTAGCCGCAAGTCTTTGTCCTGCCACCCTAGCCACTAAAGACATTCCCCCAGAAAGCACGACAACGGAGTTTCCAAGTATCTGTGTGTAAGTGCTTTCTGAAGGTCCCATCACATACAAAAACCCACTCGATCCTTCGTTAGTGCCTGACCCCAACCCTCTAGGGCTGACTATCATTTTACCGTCAGAAGTAGAGAAGTTTGTGTAAGTGCCTTGGAGGTCATCACGCTCACCGTATGAGACATACCTGTAATCTGAACTACCGCTGTCAAAAGAACTGCCGTCATCAGTGGAAGTTTTGAAAACAATAAACTGGTTGTTAGTGGTAGGCTTTAAGTTAATAAATTCGATTCTAACTGAATGGTACAAGCTATCATCAAAAGTAAAATCAATGGACGACACAGCTGTTGATACTACAGTTGTCGCAAGGACCTCCTCTAAAACAGCAGAACCATTCGCTAGAACAAAGGCAGTTGTTGCAACTTGTGTAGTATTTGTTGCAGCAGCAGCAGTAGGGGCGGTTGGTGTACCGTCCATCACTACAGAGGTTAATGTCTTGTTAGTAAGCGTTTGCGTTCCAGCTTCAGTAACCACTGTCCCACTGCTGACACCTACTTGAGTATAAATCTGCCATGTGCTACCATCGTATACGAAGTCAACAGACACACCACCGATGTTCATTACTAGGTCAGCAGCATCCCCTTCAATAGATGAACCATTTCGTGCTACAGTGAGGTTATTGGTTGCCCAGTCACCTCCATCGACAATACGAATGACATCACCTTCAGATGGACCTGATGGTAGAGTAATCGTAAAGGAGCCACCTGATGTATTTGCAATGATAGCATCATTATTAGCAGCAGTATAAGCTGATGTCTTACCAGCCCATGCCAGACCAGCTACAATACCTGTCAACTGTGAACCATCGCCATCTGGTGCTAAGTAAGCATTTGCATCAATAGTAGCAATAAAGCTGTCAGTGGCTTGGTCGAAGGTGCCAATGATAATCCATGCGTCATTATCTTGGTTTCTGATCTTTAGAGTGTCTGTAGTGGAATCGCTCCAAGTCTGATAAGCATATGTTGTTGTTGGCTCTGTATCTCCAGAGGAGTTAGACCCTAATGCTTGTAGTGCTGAGTTAAGGTCAGACCGAAAGGCAGCAAAGCCTTGGTTACCTATGAGAAGATCATTCTGGGACATTAAGTTATTTCCTTTCCATAACCATGTGCTACATAATCTAACTGGGTCTCTGTTATTAATGTAGTACCTGTGTTGTCTTTAGTAGTTATAGTAAAACCTGTGTGGCTTTTGTTTGTAATTTCGTAGTAATCTCCGCCACCAAGACCTGTTAAAGTAATACCTAGTGATGGGGCTGAAGCAGCATAAAACGCCTTAGGATATACTACTGCCTTAGTTCCTGTGAAGTTTATATTTGATACAGCATCCGTCCTGTCTGGCATATCTATAGATACCTTCAACTGCTCTACCTTAGGCGCAACATCTTGACTGGAGGTAGATAAAACAGCCCTAAATTTGTAGCCCCTAGCTAGGAATGAACCTGCTGATAAGTCTGACCAATCCGTCCACGTAGGATTATCATTTGGGTCGTCAAGTGTAGTAGCAACTTGAACTTTAGCAGAAGATGAATCATAGGCTGAAGTGTCTCCATCAAATAGCCCCTCTCGTATATCAAAATTACCACTAGCTGCATCAAAAGTATTAACGAAGTCTAGCTGACTAATCTTTATTGAGGATTCAACGTAGGATGTAAACTTAGCCCCTAAATCTGTAATCTCTGGGAAATTATAGCTCCCTGTAGTGTAGATCAGGGAACCATCAGGCTTATCAAAATTACCCTCTTTGTCATCAAAATCTCCTGATACTGAATCAAAAGTGGTTGGTGAACCTAGTGTGAGATAGTCATCTGTTACAATTGTATTATCTTTAGTGCCAGTAAAGTTAGGGTCTTGCACATAGGTATGAACTAAGTTAAGACCTAAGATGTCATCTGCACTAATTATTACAGTATTCCCAACTGCATTGTCAGACTTATTACCTAACTTATCAACAGCCTTAATTAGAAATGTACCCACTTGAGTAGGCAAGGATACACTTGTAGCTGGTCGTGCTACTCTGTCAATCAGTAGTACACTATTAGACCACACAGGAGCAACTGTATCTCTTGTAAATCTAATCTCATAGTGGCTAAGGTCTAGATCAGGCACTGGAAACCAAGACAATACCGCAGTAGTACCTGTGACGTTTATTGATAGCGAAGATACGTCTTGTGGATTAGGCTCAAAAGGTCTAGCAGAAAAGTTTGTTGTAGTAGTCCAAGCTCCTCTTACGCCAAATGTGTTAATTGCCCTAGCTCGTATGTCAAAGTCAGAATCAGATGTATATATTAACTCAAACTTATTATTTGACCCACTGGCAAGAGAGGTAAACAACGTGTCTTCGCTTAACTTATACTCAACCTCATACCTATCTACAAACACAGAGCTAGTGTCTAATGTTATCCCAAGTACGGCAACAACAGTTTGGTTTGTCTCCCTTAAAGAGGCTACAAGTGAAATGCCTACAGAAGCTACATCAAAAGCAGAAGGTAAGTTTGTGTTGTCTCTTTCATAAACTATACCATCGTCAATCTCATCAAAAACAGACTCTGCTGTCTCGCGTAAAATCATCTGTACTTGGAGGTCAAGTTCTCCAGTTAAACCAAAGGTCCACTGTAATACTTCAAACTCTTTATGGGTCCAACCAAAGCGGGAATTAGAAATACGTACATTGTCCCCTACCTGTAAAGCCATTGCACGTAAGCCAAAACTAGCGTTAACAGTAAGTTGCTGCCTATTGCGCTCAAGTGATATAAGCCCTAGTCTTCTTGCTTCAATAGAATTATCAGTAAACCCTAAGTCAACATCAGCTACTGACTCTTGATTATTGTCTGCTGATAAGAATACTACGTTAGTAACCTGTGGGTAGTCTGTAGTCTGCCAGTTGCTTTCCTCACCCCTGAAGGTGCCTTTGATTACGTTGTAGTTATCTCTGCGAGAATGTCTAGTGGACACACCTACGTTAGATCGTAAGTCATCCTCGTTTAAGTCCATGACTGGTGCAGTGTAGTATGCAGCCTTCATGCGCCACTTACCTTGAGCGTACCAAGATGAACCACCCATAGAAGTCAATAGGCTACTAATGGTGTCATAAGGGGTTGATGAAGTGGTAAATGACCCATTACAAGTGTATCTAGCTGTACCTGCTTCTGTGTTCGTCTGGTCACAGATATTAGCTGATGTTATTACAAGCGCATCGTCTATGTTAGCCGCTTGTTCCTTCAGGCCATACTTAGATACTAGATAATCTCTATTGCACAAAGCGGGGTTGTCTGACCAAGAGGATACACCTGTTCTTGGGTCAAACAGCTTTTTGCCTTTAACTGTGGCGGTGATAGTAGGTACGCCATTTGGAAACGCATCTCTATCAAATGTAAACTTAGCGTATATATATGCAATACCACGGAGCCTGTGAGCAGATGTCCACTTAGCTGATTCACTAACTAATGCGGTATCTGCGGTTTGGTCAGGAGAACCTAAGTGAGTTCTAATGCGAACCTT